GGGGGGGTGTCCAGCCATCGTCACTTTGCTCCTGTTGGAAGCGGAGCTTGTAGCGGCGATCGAATGCCATTTCGTCCAACAACTTCAAGAGGACGGTTTGAGAATATTCTTCAACCTCTCCCTCTGTGAAGGCGTCAGAGAACTCGATGGCGAGCACTCTCCTGTGGTTTCTTGGGGCTCTGGTCCAGCCCTTGGGTGGTCTCTCATTTTGGGGTCCACACTTGAATGGATCGTCAGTGATAGGAACTCCAGCTGCGCTAACAATATCCCTCGCTGAGAGCGCAGAAAGCGCGAGTCTTCTGACTCTGCTTCCCGAGCTGAGCTCGACGAACCTTGGGAGCTCGTAGAACTCGACGTTGACGCAGTGAGATCCTCCACCAACGCTGTAAGCGCCTGGCGATTCTTCTGCCTCGCTTCTAGTATCTCGGTCCATGTTATATCTTGCTTCCATGGACTTCTGTGAAACATTTGAGGTCATCTCCACTTTGCTTTGGTACTCTGCTATGGCTAGATTAACTAGTCCAGATGTCAAATCTATCGTGGATAGAGTGTTAAGTTTAGGGGACTCAATCCTCTCACCCCACAGTGCACCACACATATTCTCGTAGGTCATAGGGACGTAGTCCAGATCTAATTTGTTCTTGTTGTAGATGATCTTGGAACACCTGTTAAATTCCCCGGCTATCTTGTTGTAATACGATTTGCCGTGGACACAGGCCTCTATGAGTGCACTATGTATAGCATTGACGATGTCTGTCTTGCTCTCTGAAGTAGTCCAGTGGAATGCCTTTTCAATTGAGATGGTCTTGAGGGCTCCCATGACGTTGTCTGGCCCCTTGTCAAAATTGAAGTGACGACTGCTGAAGTCCATATCTTTCAAGGAAACAATGGGTGTTATCATCCCTTCACCATTTTTCGCTGGGGAGTCGGGAACCATTCCTATGGCCAGGTATTCCACACTGGCCGTATCATAGTTCAACCATTCACAAACCTTTGCGAGCATGGTGGCAATGAAATCATCTCCATTGACAAAGAATCTGCAACTCTTGAAGAAGTTCCAAAGGAAACTCTGGATTGACATCTTTGGATCAAATTCTTTGCTCTTCTGCCAGCACTTTATAGCCACATAGAGCCAGGCCACGATGTTGTTAAAGCCGTCGTCCTTGTTCGTTCCGTAGACACCACTATTCATACTTCCATCAGTCATGTAAAGAACTCCATCACAGATGTGCATGTCTTGGGAGTTGTGAAACTTAATGACTTCAAAGATGTTGGCTATCTCTTCACGCCCG